GTGGAAAATAAGTTATTTGCCCGTTCAAATTTATGGGATTTGCCCTTCGAAACTTTAAGTTCGAAAGTATTAAAATATAAATTTCACGAATTGCTCTTGCCAGTGCGCAATGACGCGCCGTACTTTTGTCGTAGCGCATCATATTGTTTTTATAGCGTATTTGTGGGGTATATTATGCAGAGACGTGAGTTTCTGTCGTTGCTGGCAGCAACGCCTGTCAGCACCAGTGTGCAGTCAAAATTAGCCAGGTCGATTGACGATCTGGAAGCTGCTGTGCGCATCGCTTATGGCGACGTGCAATTTATGGTGTACGAAGAAGAAAGTGAGCTTATGCCGCTGCTTATAAAAGTCCTGCGCGCCTAAGGTCCATGCGCATGATCTCCAGCAAGTCCCGCTGGAGATCGGGCGGCAGCTTCTGAAAACCATTGAGCATTTGAGCCGCATTTGCATCCAAAGCGGCCGATGAGGCTTCGAACATTTCACCTTCTCCGGTGATAAGCCAATTCAGGTTCACATCACGTTCATTTTGCAGCCAAAGCAATAACTTGGTCGGCAACTCGGAAGAACCTTGCTCATATTTTTCATATGTCTTTTTTGAAATGCCATAGGCCACAGCGAAAAGCTCACGGTTTTTAAACCCCAGCCTTTCACGCACTTCCATAAGCCTTTTCCCAATCGGTTTTAAATAGGATTTTTCTTCAGACATAAGAAAAGTACCCATTTTATGGGTTTACAAGATCCCAAAAAATGGGTACTCCTTTCTGTGTTCACAGATTACACCACCCCAAAAAAGGAGACCGGCCATGGTCTCCTCTCTGGATCAAGGATTTACTTATGCATTGTGATCCCGCCATGGGCAAGACCAGCCGCGCTATGCGCAAGCGGTTGGAAGAGGTTGCGCGCATCAAAAGCAAGTTGATCGTGAAACAGCTCACGCTGGCCAAGATCGACGGGGATTATAACTTGCCGACTGGCACTGCCGGGAATGCGGTTCATGAACCGCATCTTGCTGGTGAGCGTGCGATTGCTGCCGCCCTTAAAACCCGTCCGCATCTGCTGTGGCCCTCGCGCTATTTTGCTGATGGACGGCGCTTAAGCCCGCAACCTTCCGAAAATTATCGTCATTCACGCCGCAACAACTCGATGAGTGAAGCGGCCTGAGGTGTGGTGCGGACGGCCCGCTGTTCTAGCCTTTAGCATCCGGGTTTACACCGGCAGAACAGAAAGCCCTCCCTTGAAGAAGAACTCTCGTTCCGGCTGTCCAGTCCAGCTGTCCGCGCCACACGCAAAATATTCATCAAAAAAATGAGTCGTACAATGACAAATCGTCAATCTGAAATTGTCATCAAATCGCCTTTCGTGCCGTCATCGGATCGCATTTGCCCCGTGCTGGGTGATGCGGTGATACTGGATGTATCTGCAATCATCAATCGAATGACCGTCTGGAGTGGCTTGGCGGATGATGAGCAACTCAGCCGAATGCTGGGACTTCCGGATACCGCTGTCGCGACATGGCGCAGGACAAAAGTCATACCGCTCGACCTTGTGGTTGATTTTGCAATCAACAACGACGCCGCATCTCTTGATTGGATTATTTTAGGCATTGCTGGTGAACGTGAAAGCCACACACCCACAGCGGCGGAAGTGATTGCGCAATTGAATAGGCGGAGAAATCCGCTGAGCAAGTGTTTCCGTGATGCTTATGCTGAAATTTCTGAAAACAGCGGACTGAACCTAGCTCTCGAAAGAGAGCAGGTTCTGTTGGTTCTGCGTTCTATTCTGGGATTGCCGACCAAGGATGAGGCTCAGCCATGCTGAACCTTCACTCCCAGGCAGCAATGCATGACGGCGCGTTTCATGCCTGCGTGCTGGCAGTGCGTGACGGCTTTCCGCATTTGTCGGTGCAGACAATCATTGATCCGCCGCATGAATGGTTTGATGCGGCACTGGCCCGTCAGGTGGTCATCCATATGATGGTGCGGGTGTTTTTAATCCCCAAGCGACGGGTGGTGGAGCATCAAGAGCGGTCCCGTGAGGCCGTTAATCGGGCGCTCCGCACCATTGATGTCCGCCTGCAAACCCCACGTTTCGAGAGGCATTACTGCAAGATGGCTGCGGCTGCGCAGGCATCGCTGTACGCCCGTATTGAGGATGCCGCCTGATGGCTGAGTTTGTCCGTATTCCAATTTCCAGCATCCATGTTGGCACCCGTGCCCGCCCGGTGGATGAAGACCATGCCCTCGCTATCGCGGCATCCATGGCAGAGCGCGGGCTGATCAACCCGATTACTGTGCGCAAGACGCCTGCGGCCAACAAGGGTGCAACACCTTATACATTGGTTGCTGGTGGGCACCGTAAGCGGGGAGCAGAGCTGAACCAATGGAGCGAGATTGACGCGATTGTTGTTGCTGCCGATGCGACGGAAGGGCAGTTGATTGAGCTGTCTGAGAACCTTTATCGCAACGAGCTTTCCAAGCTGGATCGGGCTGTGTTCGTGCTGACATTCCGCGAATTGTGGGAAGAGCAGCATGGCAAGATTGATCCGAAGGGTGGTCGCCCCAAGAAACAGGGCAACGATTGCCCCGTTTTTCAAGCCCCCGGCAAAGAGCTTTCGCAGCGCGTTCAAGAGCGCCTCGGCTTTGGTGAACGCACGTATAAATATGTAAACACCATCGGTCAGAACCTCTATCCACCGTTGCGGGCAGCACTGCGCGGAACACCCTTTGCTGACGATCAATCCTTACTTTTGAAGCTTGCCAAGAAGGGGCCGACTGAACAGGCAGCGATTGTGAAGGCACTTGAGACTGAACCGGACGTCAAAAAGGTTTTGTCCTTTATGGCGGAACCCAAGGTGCAGGCTGATCCGGCGACCAAGCAGGCTGTTCTTCTCTCCACGCTGCAAAAGGCGTGGAAGGATGCGGATGATGCCACCCGGCAAAGCTTCCTGATTTCAATCGGCATGATGGATGATATTCGGGAGGCTGCCGAATGACCAAGCCCGATCCCTCCCAGCTCGACTTCTTTTCTCAGCCGGTTTTCCCGGTTCGTGATGGTGCGCAACAGGTTGATATTGATCGCTATCGCACCAAGATCAAACGGGCTATGGCCCGTGCGATCCGCGAGTGCGAATATGACCGGCCAACCATTGCAGCCCGCATGGCGCAATATCTGGGCTTGCCCAATATCAGCAAGGCCACACTGGACGCCTACACGGCCGAAAGCCGCAACGGCCATGATGTGACGCTGATCCGCTTCACTGCCTTTGTCCATGCCACGGGTGCGCTCTGGCTTTGGGATGAGGTTGCCTCTGTACAGGGCGTGACGGTGCTGATTGGCGATGAGGCCCGGCTTGCCGAGATTTCAAGGCTGCGTCAGGAGCGCAAACGCATTGAGGCGGAAATCCGCCGCCAGAGTGCGCGTCCAGTTGTTCTCTCAAAAAGAGGACAATCATGACTGAATGGTTTTCCCTTGCTGATCTGGCAGGCATGAAATTGCCAGACCTGCCGCCAAGCTTGACCGGCCTGAAGCGCGAAGCAGTGAACTGGCGTGAGCATCCAACACTTGCCCGTCAGGTCAAAGGTGCGACCAAGCCGGTGTGGCAATTCCATATCTCTCTGTTGCCACAGGCTGCGCAAGCGCGGATCAATATGGTGGCATCACCCGCCACAGCGGAAGAATGGGATGCGATCCGCAACCGTAAAAACCAGCTTTGGGCACGGTTTGAAAGGCTTTCAAACGAGCATAGAGACATCTGTAAAACCCGCTTTGAAGTGCTTTGCCGTGTTGAAGCACTGGCAGCGCAAAGAGGCGTGAACCGCACGGCGGCGATTGCTATTGCCACCTCGGACGCTGGTGTCCAGAAATCAGCCTATTACGAGTGGAAGGCTTTGACCGAGGGGCTGGACCGGGAAGACTGGCTGGCGGCTTTGGCTCCATCGTTCTCACCAGCTGTTGACGGTGTTGTCGCTGACATGGCTGACGTTCATCCCGAAGCATGGAAGGTGCTGAAGTCCGACTATCTGCGGCCAGAGAAGCCTGCCTTTTCGGAATGCTACCGCCGCATGATGGCCGTTGCCAAGCGTGAGAAATGGGAGCCGATCCCGTCTGAACGCTCTTTGCGCCGCCGCTTTGAACGTGAGGTTGGTAAGGCCGTGACACTGCTGAAGCGTGGCGGCAAGGATAAGGCCAAGGCGTTGCATCCGCCACAGCGCCGCAGCCGGTCACACCTCCATGCCATGCAGATGGTCAACATGGACGGCCATAAGATCGACGTGTTTGTTTCGGTGCCATGGTCGAAAAAGCCCGTGCGCATGTTCCTCATTGGTATTCAAGATCTGTTTTCCGGCAAGGTTTTGGCTTGGCGGCTGGCCGAGGCCGAAACGTGGGAAGCGGTTCGGCTGGTCATTGGCGACATGGTGGAAGCCTTTGGCATTCCCGAAGACATCTATCTCGATAACGGCAAGGCTTTCGCGAGCAAATGGATCACGGGCGGCACTGTCAATCGTTTCCGTTTTAAGGTGAAGCCAGAAGATCCTCGCGGTTTGCTGACCACGTTGGGGGTTAACGTGCATTGGACCCGGCCATATTCCGGCCAGTCCAAGCCAATTGAACGGGCATGGCGTGACCTTGCTGAAAAGATTGCGAAGCATCCGTTCTGTGCCGGAGCATACACGGGCAACAAGCCAGATGCGAAGCCTGAAAACTACATGGAACGGGCCATCCCGCTGGACGATTTTCGCCCGCATGTGGCCGCCCAGATTGCCGAGCACAACGCCCAAGCTGGACGCCGTGCGGAGAACTGCAAGGGCCGCAGCTTTGACGAAACCTTTGCCGCATCCATGGCGGCACCATCGACCATTGTGCGGGTGCCATCCACGGCGCAGGCCGCATTGTGGTTGTTGGCCTCCGAGGCGATCAAGACCCAGAAGGCCAGCGGCGCGGTGCATTTCCAAGGCAACCGCTATTGGAACCGTGCACTGAACGAATGTGCTGGAAAGCAGGTCATCATCCGCTTCGATCCCGATGCGCTGCATAAGCCCATCAAGGTCTACGACCTGAAAAACCGGATGATCTGCGAAGCGGAATGCCTTGCCGATGCAGGCTTTGACAACATGGATGATGCCCGTCTGCACGCCCGTGCCCAAAAGACCCACAGCAAGGCCGTTGCCGCCAAGGCCGAGGCGGAAGCCGCACTGACGGCGCAGCAGCTTGGTGAGATTTATTACAAGGGGTCCAAACCAGCAGAGCCGCAGACACCTGAGAAAATCCGGCCAACCGTGACCCGGCTCATCACGCGCAGTCAGCAGGTGGAAGCGCCCGTAGACGCGGTTTCCGATCAGCATTTCGAAGACAGTTTTTCCCGCGCACTGGGCCTAGTTCAGGGCGGTGGGATCATTGAATTCCCAAAAGGGAATAACTCGACGGAAAACGTCGGGCAAAAAAAGAGCAGTCCGAAGACTGCCTAAAACCGGCCCAAAGAGGCCAACAAAACAGGGTAGAAGATAGATGAATAAGATGATCAACACAAGTGCCGTGAATGGCCAGTTTAATGCCACATCATGGGAGCGTCCCGTGCAGGCACCCGAGGTTTCGGCCAACAAGACCGAGGCCGATATTGAAAAGTGGTGGTCGCTGATTGACCGGGTGATTGAGGTTGCCCGCCAGTATCGTTGGACAAAGGCGGAAGTCACCCGCCGATCCGGCATGAAGGAAGGCACCTTCAGTCAATGGTTTTCGGGTCGCTACGAGGGGCGATTGGACGCGCATAACACCACGATTGAGCAATGGTTGGATGCGTTGGAAGCCAGCGCCAGCGTTGCGGCCATGATCCCGAAATCTCCAAATTTCATGAACCTTCGCGGCACGTCTGAGGTGCAGGAGACGTTGACCTGGGCGCAGATTTGCCCTGACCTTGTCATGATCACGCTGGGCGCGGGTATGGGCAAAACGGCCACCTGCGAATATTATACAAACACCCGCCCACATGTTTATCACGCTACAGTTTCGGAAAGCACCAAGACTGTACACGGCATGTTGACTGAACTGGCCGAGCAACTCGGCGTTCAGGAAAACAACCCGGCAAAACTTGCTCGTGCCATTGGCATGAAGCTGAAGCGCGCTGGTGAAGGCACGTTGCTGATTGTCGATGAGGGCCAGCACCTGAATGATGAAGCGCTCAACCAGCTTCGCCATTTCGTGGACGTGTACAAATGCGGCGTGGCTGTCGTTGGTAATTCCGAGGTTTACAGCCGCTTTTCCAGCACCCGCAAAGGTCAAAGCTATGCCCAGCTGAAAAGCCGTATCGGCAAGCGCTTGCAACGAGAGCAGCCTTACCCTGAGGATCTGCAAACCTACATCGCCGCCTGGAACATCACCGATCCGGCCTGCATCAAGTTTCTGATGGGCATTGGCCTCAAGGGTGGCGCGTTCCGCCAGATCGAAAAGACCATGCGCATGGCGAAGATGGTAGCGCTTGGGGCTGGCACCGACGTGAGCCTGAAAGATATTCAGGCCGCATGGAAGAACCGTGATGTGGAGGATATGGCATGATCCTCTCTCGGGAACTCGACGCCATCGCCAATGATCTCTCCAGTGGTCGCCATATTGCCGAAGCCGAATTGGTCGAAATCGGCCAATTTCTGGGATTGCTGGCAAAGCTGGCAAAGAACCAAGAAAGTGAGTTGGCCGTGCATCGGCTGGCGGAGGCCGGGAAGGCCGGGCGTGTGGTCGTAGATCAGCTTGCTACTAAGCAGTTCACCAGATTGGCAGAAGGTGCGGACGCCAAAATCGTCAGGCCTGATTTTGGGGGCAAACGCTGATGACGTTGCCATCCATTATGCTCGATCATCTGCGCATCCGGCTTGAGCCGTACAATACCACAGGCATTGATATGTCACCGGAGTTGGTCAGCGACATTACTATCTTTCTTGGTCAGGTCGCGGAACTGTCCCGCTGCATAGAAGCTCTGGCTGAAATCAAGGTCTCTGAGCAGTCGCTGCGGGCTTTGGCATTGGCTCTTCCAGAGCACAGCAATGTGGTTCTGCTGCGGCCCTCTCAGAAACCGAAGCAATCGCCTGATGGAGGCGATGCCGCATGAAAGGCGGGCGCTTGACGCCCTCCTTTCCCCCTCAAAGGGCGTTCGAAGCGCCGTTAAAGACCTTAGAAATGTAGGACGATAAGATGAAAGCAACATCGAAAAGTAAGGCGAAAGCCATCTCTCGTGTGCCTCAAAGCAGAGAGGATGCAGTGTGGTCGGTTGGCCGTATCGGCACATTGCGCCGCGAAATAGCGGCTCAAAAGGCCATTTCTGATGAAGTCATCCGCCGCGCTGGCGAGAAATTTGAGACGGATACGGCTGATTTGATGGCCGAGCTGATGGAGCATGAAAAGGGTGTTCAGGTCTGGTGCGAAGCAAACCGAAATACTCTGACGAACGACGGAAAAGTAAAATTCCATGAGTTTGGAACGGGCATCATCAAGTGGCGCTCTCTCGCACCATCCGTCAAGATCAAGGGTGTTGATGCTGTCATTGCCGCCTGCAAACAGCTTGGCTTTGATCTCTTTGTCCGCAGGAAAGAGGAGATCAACAAGGACGCCATGCTGGCCGATCCTGCAAAAGCAGGACTGATCAGCGGGGTAACAATTTCGTCTGACGGCGAAGCGTTCGTGATTGAACCCCTTGAGCTTGAAACTTCGGCTTTGAAGGGGTGAACCAGATGGATCAGCGCGCCATGTCCATCTACAGCCAAGGCTATGCGCTTTGCACGGCGGCTGGCGTGTTGCTCGGTCACAGTTTCCGCGCAACCGAGGCGAAAGCCATCGCCTCGGTATTTCAGAACCCTGACCACCGTGATGCGTTTTGGCAGGCAGCTCAGGCTGAGGGCATGACCGTGCAATTCGTCTACGCCCATATTTTCACCCCGAAATTTTTCGTCACCAGTCCCTCTCAAGAGAAGGAAGATGCAGCATGACCTCCCTTTACGCAAAACTCAAAGCTGAAAAGACCTGCCCTGTTTGTGGGCTTGCGGCGATGCCAGCAAGCACACAGCAGGAGCATCTACGGCTGGTCCGCTATGAGTGCGGGGCGATTTTTGGTGTCAGTGAACAGCTTGACGCCATCGAAGATTTCGAGCCTTGCCCGAAACCTTCGAGACAAGCGGCTGACAGACTGATGGCCGAAATGGCGTTGGCATTGGCAGGTGCAGCATGAGCTACGATTACATCCGCAATTACTACGGCATTGACGTGCCAATCGGTCGCCATGTCCAGCACACGGTAACTGGCCGTTTTGGAGTTGTCAGACCCCAAGGCAGCACTCACCACCATTACGTTAAGGTCAAGTTCGAAGGCGACCGGCATGTTTCAAACTGCCACCCGACTGAGTTGGACTATGACGTTGCTGACACGCTGACAGGTGCCGCATGAGCACCGAACAATCGCGCTTCGACATTATCCTCGCTGCTCTGATCGCAGAATATAGCGCGGAAGGTTGCCCGATTTCGACCGTGGAGGGCGTGACCTACGCCCATATCACGGATGACGAAACCGAAGTCGGCACGGCCTTTCTGGCTGAAATCAATCTCACCAAAGTGGCAGATCAAATCGACAGGAGGATCAAGTGATGTTTGCATTTGCTTACTGTGACCGCGCTGGCGTTATTCGTTTTGCCGAAGACGACAATAAAATTCCCGACGGCGTTATCGTTTTTGCCTCCGGCGAAAAGGAAGAGCTGGAAGAGATAGTTAATGCCAGGGCACGGCATGGCTATTCTGACGATGTGCTTCTTGTGCCTGGTGTGCCAGAGGCCACAGATGAAAACGAAGCATTCGACGCTTTCATGCGTTGGCGTAAATGGGCTTTCCCAAAACATGCATGGAAGATGACGGGAGATCAGGCATGACCTCCTCCATCGCAGCAATCCACGTTGCCAAAAAGCAGCTCGGCCTGGACGATGACACTTATCGCGCCAAGCTGACCAACATCACCGGCAAATCATCCACCAAGGCCATGACAGAGGACGAGCGCCAAACGGTGCTGACGGTGTTTCGCAATGAGGGCTTTGAGCCTGCACCAGCCGCAAAGGGCAAGCGCAAACCCTTGCAGGGCAAGTTTGCCAAGAAGCTGCAAGCCCTTTGGATTGCCGGTTACAATCTCGGCATTGTTGAGAACCGCGACGATGCAGCGCTGCTGGCATTTGTCACACGCCAGACAGGTTTGGACCACGTTCGTTTCTTGCATCACGCTGATGACGCCAGAAAGGCAATTGAAGGCCTGAAGAAATGGTTGGCGCGAGAGGCTGGTGTCGGTTTTGGCAACCTCAATGGTCAGGAATGGCTTGCCAGCGATGGTGCCAAAATCGCTTGGGCGCAGTGGCGGCTCCTTAATCCACGCGCCAACCTGATGGCGCGCATGGGCTTTGATGCCGAAGTGTCTGAGCTGGTTGAGATCAACATGGTCTGGCTGGCTGATGTAAAAGCCAGCCAATGGCAGATTGTCATGAATGCACTTGGCAAACGGGTGCGTGCCTTGCCCAAAAAGGCAGGTGAATGATGGTCGCCTACGGTTTCAAAAAGTTCTTTGCGGCCCAGATCGAGGACGGCTCCAAGACACATACAATCCGTGGCAACCGCCGCCGCCATTCGCATGTCGGTGAGCCTATCCAGCTTTATAGCGGTATGCGCACTCGGCACTGCCGCAAGCTCATTGCAGATCCTGTCTGCGTTGCGGTGCTGCCGATCATCATCATGTCCAGCGACCTACTGGACGCTGGCATCGCTTATATCGAAATCGACGGTGTGCCATTGCGCCGTGACGAGATCGAGCCGTTTGCGGTCTCTGACGGCTTTGATCCGGCCCGGCTGGCTGGCCTCGCGCCGAAAAAGCTAATTGGCGCGACTGCCCGCGAGACCATGGGTCGCTTCTGGCGTGATAGCCATGGTGGGAGCAGGTTTGAGGGTGTCCTTATCCGTTGGCGAGGGGCCGATGAGTGAAGACCTGACGGCAGAGTTGATGGCAAGGCTGAGTGAAGATGACTTCTTTGCTCTGGTGGAGGCTTATGCTGGTGTGCGGCTCTACGTGCCTGCCGATCCGACCCGGTCGGAATTACCCGAAACAATCGGCATGAATGCCGCATTGCGTCTGGCCAAAGAGTGGCCAGGCGGTTATATCAGAGTACCGCTGGCCCGTGCGTTCCGAGTAAGACGATATGTCGAGAGCGGCATGACAAATCGGGCTGTTGCCAAGCGACTTGGCCTGACGGAAAGCGCAGTTGAACGGCTTTTGAAACGTGTTCGAGAGAACAAGCCCGTGCTGCGCCCCCGCAAAAAAGACCCCCGCCAGATTGAAATGTTCTGATTGCCCGCCCGCCGTGGCGGGCATGATGCAATCCGCGCGCGCGCGATAAATCTCGCATCCAGTGGTCGGCAATCGCCGATGGAGAGACTGGAGCGAGTGAAATGTCCAAATGGCCGACACAGTCAACGGCAGCCGATTTTTACGGCGCAAATCTCAAAATCACCAAAGGTTCTGCCGGTCCTGATCCGGCATGGGAACGAGCAAACCTTGTTCTGGTTCGCCTCCCTTGGAAGGCGGTTGCTTCCTGGGATAAGTCCATCACGATCAAATCCCTGCGGGTGCACAGCAAGGTTGCTGACAGCCTGACCCGCGTGTTGAATGTGATCTGGGAGGACTTTGGCCGCAACCAGAAAGCCATTGATGCCGCTGGCATGAACCTGATTGGTGGTGGCTATAACTGGCGGCAGATGCGCGGCAAAGCACGATTGTCGATGCACACCTATGGTTGCGCCGTTGATTTCGATCCGGCCCGCAACGGGCTTGGTGATCCGACCCCCGAAATGGACCCGCGTGTTGTTGCAGCCTTCAAGGCTGAAGACTGGGTGTGGGGTGGTGATTGGTCGCCGCAAAGCCGTGACGGCATGCATTTTCAGGCAGCGATCGTATGAGGATCAGCCTCGCTAAAAAGATCACCGGCATCCTTCTGTCATCGTTGGCTGTCGCTGCTTTGCTGGGCTTGCCTTTCGCATGGATGGTCCGCCAGACATGGAAGGACGATTGATGGAAAAGCCATCCTACTCCACGACAAAAAAAGCGCTCTGGCTGTCATCGGCCATGGCTTGGGCGGTGATCCTGATCCTCGCCATCGGTGCTGCCATTCATGACAAGGCCGTTGAGTTTGGTTCAATCGCTGTCCCGTCCATGGTTGCCGTGATTGTTGGCATTCTGGGCATTCATCGCGGCTTTGGCAGCGTTGATATGCATCTGATGACGCGCGGACCAAAACCAGACCCACCGTTTGCGGAACCTCCCGCCGGAGGTCAACCATGAGCAAGTATATTGTCGCCGGTCTGGCCGTGCTTGCGGCCATTGCCTCCATTGTTTGGGGTGCAGTCGCGGCCATTACCAAGATTGACGACATGGTCACGGCAGCCACCGCAATGGCCAGAAACGAACGCGATGCCTATTGGCGCGCCGAGATTGAAAAATCAAACGCCGACGCTCAGGCTAAAATTGCGGCGAACCTCAAAGCCACCATGGCCGCGCAAGATGCGGCGAGAGACCAGATTGCGGCCACGGAGCGCCGAGCGACTGAACTGGAGAAAGAAAATGCAGCTCTGCCGGATGATGGCGCTTGTGGCCTCAGCCTTGACAGTGTCCGCTTGCTCAATAAGCGCTGATGTGCCGCCGCCCGTGGTGAAGACAGTCTATGTCGAGCGCGAGGTTCCTGCGGTGGCAAAGCAGAAATGCGCCGAGCCCGTGAAGGTGCCTTTTCGTCGTCTGTCGGAGGCGGAAACACGAGCGGCACTTCTCACTGACGGCCATAGCCTACGAGTCTGTGAAGCCCGGCGCGCTGCTGCTGTTGGAGGTGACAATGTTCAGTAATGTCCATTTTGAGCAAGCCGAGGCGAAGGTGGCGCAGGAGCGTGATGCCAAATTGGCGCAGGCGCGTGCCGATCTCAAAAAGGCCGGCGCACCTGAATGTGTAGAGTGCGGGAAGGTGATACCGCAAGCCCGGCGCTCGGCTTATCCATCTGCCACCCGCTGCATTGATTGCCAAACCGAGGTTGAACGGGAGGTCTATTGCCGATGATCCTCGATATGACTGCCATTGGCGTCCTGCTGTCGCTGGCCCTCAACAGCATCAACCTTCTCACCCAGTTTCGCACCATCCTGTCATCGGGGGAAAAGAAGCTGGATGAGCGTTTGGTCGCCGCCGAACGCAAGCTGATAGAGCATGATCGTCGTGTGCAGGCGATTGAAGGCGAGATGAAACACTTGCCGGATCACGAGACGTTCCACCGGCTGGAGCTGGCCGTTGAGAAGATGAGTGGCCGCCTCGACACCATGGCTGAAACCCTCAAGCCCATCCGGGCAACATCCGAGCGCATGAACGAACTTTTGGTGGAGCAAGCAAAGAAATGAGCCTTGGCATCGATTACACAAAGAAAATCCGGGACGATGCACGGCTGATCGTGCTGCGGGCCTTGTCGGAACAGACCAATGATACATTGGCCAGCAATGTCATTCAGGATGCTGTCTTACCTGTGTTCGGCATCCGGCAAGATCGTCCGTGGGTGCATTTGCAGCTGGACTATCTGGCCAATCTGGGTGCCATCAGCCTCATTAACGCGGGCACCGTCAAGGTGGCAACACTGACCAAGCTAGGAAAGCGTCATCTTGATCGTGACATCGCGTTGGAGGATGTGACCCGGCCATCCTTGGCAGGTGAGTAACATGACCAAGGGACGCGGGCGACTTTCCAAGATTGATCTTTTGCCGGAAGAATGTGACGCGGTTGTATCCTGGGCGGCACAGGAGCTGGCCGATCATAGCCGTACCCAAACGGAAATATATCCTGAGTTCCGTGACAAGCTGATTGCCATCCAAGGCGAGCACGGCATTGATTTTGACATACCCTCGTTTACGGCCTTCAATCGCTATTCCCTGAAGTTATCCCTAATGACCCGCAGGCTGGAGCAGACCCGCGAAATCGCATCAACTCTTTCTCAGAGGATGGATGCGGCAGGGTCTGATGATCTCACGCGCATTGCGGCCGAGGCTATCAAGTCGCTGATCTTTGAAGTGTTGCAAGCCGCAGGCGAAGGCGGCATTTCACCCAAGGGCGCAATGGAACTGGCCAATGCCTTGCGTGCTGCTTCAGCTGCCCAGGCAACGTCATCCAACCGCCGTCTGAAGCTGGAAGCCGAAGAGAGTGCCCGTCGTATCGAAACTGAGATGAAGGCCAATGCCGAAAAGGCGCTGGATGCCCTGTCGCTCGAACCCGGTATTTCCAAGGAAGCCATTGCCCGTGCCCGCCGCGAGTTCCTCGGCATTCGTCCGAAAAAGAAAGAGGACAAGAGCGAATGACCGAGGCAATTCGGAGCGAGCAGTGCAAGCGGTGCGGTGGGATCGGGCAAGCCGTCAAGCGGATCAATCGGCGTCGTGATGGCAGCATTTCGAGTATCGTCTATGACCTGAAAAATGATTGCGGGCCGTGCAAGGGCACCGGCCTTGCCTGCATGGAGGTGAGCCGTGGCTGAAGCGCTTCCCGGCTTGCCGCAAGGCAAGTGGATTGACCCGCCTGTGTTGCCCCTCGATCCGGCCGAATTGCCGGATGAGTTTTTGCGTGGTGGCGATGTCCCCGATGATCTTGACCCGCTGGCCGATGGCATTCTTATGGATCACCAGTCCGAGTGGCTTGCTGACGATAGCGATCTCAAGGGCTGCGAAAAGGGTCGAAGAACAGGCATCACTTTTGCCGAAGCGCTGGACCACACTCTGATTGCTGCCGCCCGCCGTTCGGCTGGCGGCCAGAACTGCTTTTACATTCCCGACAGCAAGCCGAAGGGCCGCGAGTTTATCGGTTATGCGGCGCATTTCGCGAAAACTGTTGCGAATGAGATACTGACGATTGAGGACGGCATTTTCTTCGATCAGCGTAAAGACGGTTCCACAAACGCAATTTCAAGCTTTATCATTCGTTTTGCATCGGGCTTTCGCATTGAGGCACTTTCATCGCGCCCGGAAAACATCCGTGGTCTGCAAGGCGTCGTGTGCATCGACGAAGCGGCATTCCACAGCAACGTTCATGATGTCATCGACGCGGTCAATGCTCTGCTGATTTGGGGCGGTAAGATACGTGTAATTTCCTCCCACAACGGTATAAGCAACCCCTTCAATGAGTTCGTCAAGGAAGGTCGGGCGGGCAAGAACGGTTTCAATATTCACAAGTTTTCCTTTGCCGATGCGGTTGCAAATGGCTTGTTTAAACGAGTCTGCCTGATCAAGGGGGAAGAGTGGTCGCAGGAAAAGCAGGACGCCTGGGAAGCGAAAATCCGTAAGTCCTATGGCAGCCGTACCGCCAAGATGCGCCAAGAGCTGGATGCGATCCCCGCCGAGTCTGAAGGTGCTGCGATGACGCGGGTGCTCATTGAGAGCTGCATGAGCCGCGATCTGCCTGCGGTCGTGCGCTGGGACCGGCCAGACGACTTCAAAAATCTTGACGATTTTGAGCGCGAAGAACAGGCTGAAGCATTCTGTGAAGGGGTTTTGAAGCCGCTTTTAAAGGCGCTCAACCCTGATCGTGAGCATTGCTTTGGTGAGGACTTTGCCCGCTCCGGCGACAAGACCGCGATCATCGTGTTCGAGATCGGCGCGGACCTGATCCGCCGTGCCCGGCTGGTAGTCGAGCTGAAGAACATCCCGTTCGATCAGCAACGCGACATCCTGTTTTACATTGGCGATGCGCTGCCGCGTCTGATGGGCGGTGCGCTCGATGCGCGGGGTAACGGCCAGTATCTTGCGGAAAAGGCGCGGCAGCGCTGGGGCGAGATCATTCAGGAAGTGATGCTGTCGGCCAAATGGTACAGCATCAACATGCCCGCTTACATCGAGGCGTTTGGTGACAAGAGCGTGCTGCTGCCTTTCGATCTGGACATCATCGCTGATCATCAAGCCCTGGCCTTTGTCAACGGCATCATCAAGGTGCCGGACGGCCATTCCACCAAAGGCGTTGACGGCTATGACCGTCATGGCGACACGGCTCCAGCCGGTGCGCTGGCATGGTTCGCCAGCTGTCAGGACGCCATCGCCTACGAGTACGAAACCAACCGCAAGCCAGTGAATGACATGTCGGGCCACAATGGTGGGCCACCTCTTGATGAGGATCGACGTGGGCGCACGGTGGATATTTACCTGAGAGGATCAATCTGATGGCGGGTTTAAAGGACTGGCTCGGTCGTGCCGTCGATTTGCTATCGTTGACGAATATGCTGGGAGGTCCACAGCCCGGTGGTGTTCGTCAGGTTCGTTCTGGGCATCCTGCCGATGGCATGACACCTGTGCGCCTGTCCCGCATTCTGCGCTCGGCTGCCGAGGGCGAACCGGAAGCCTTTTTCGAACTGGCTGAGGACATCGAGGAGCGCGATCCGCATTATCTTTCGGTGCTGGCAACCCGCAAACGTTCGGTTGCGCAATTGCCGATCACGGTGAAGCCCGCTTCCGATAGCGTAGAACACAAGAAACATGCCGCTCTTGTCCAGTCATGGATTGATGACGGCGTGCTAAGGGCTTCCTTGTTTGATATGCTGGATGCCATCGGCAAAGGCTTGTCTGTGCTTGAAGTTGACTGGCAATATCGCATGGGTTCGATGCTGCCGCGTGAATTGATCTACCGCCCGCAGCGGTGGTTTACCTTTGATCGTGAGGATGGCGAGACTGTCCTACTGCGCGAGGGCGTCTCTGGTGAGCCGTTGGTGCCACACAAATTCATCGTTCATCGCCACAAGTCCAAATCAGGACTGACCATCCGCTCCGGCCTTGCCCGTGTTGCCATGTGGTCATGGATGTTCAAAAGCTTCACTGTTAAGGATTGGGCGATCTTCTGCCAGAACTATGGCCAGCCCATTCGCATCGGCAAATACGGTCGCGGTGCGACCGAGGCCGAAAAGGATGTGTTGTGGCGTGCAGTCTCTGGCATTGCCGGGGATTGTGCCGCCATCGTTCCGCGTGAAATGCTGATCGAGTTTCATGAGGTCGGATCGAAAAGCAGCTCGACGGATATGTACGAGCGTCGGGCCGACTGGCTTGATCGGCAGATCTCCAAACTGGTGCTGGGCCAGACCACGACCACGGACGCAGTGTCGGGCGGTCATGCTGTCAGCAAGGAACATCGGCTTGTTCAGGAGGACATTGAACGTGATGACGCGGGCATGGTGACCGCCACGCTGTGTCAGCAGTTGATCCCCAATATCGTCGCCTTCAACTTTGGTCCGCAGGAACATTACCCGCATGTGCGAATTGGTCGCCCGGACGAAGTGCCGCTGGGAGAGTTTGCCGAGGCGTTTTCAAAGCTGGCACCCCTTGGCCTGACTGCGGATGAGAGTTTTTTACAGGAGCGTTTGGGCATTCCCGCCGCCAAGGCGGGTGCTGTCATGGTGGGTGGCCGTGTTGCTGTATCGCCTTCCGTTGAGACATCCGGCCAGAAGCCCATTGCCCGCAACGATGTGCAGCGAGCGTTTGACGGGCTGTTTCTATCAGCTCATGCTCGGAGCAATGATCCGGAAGCGGTGCTGAAAGCATTGAGCCAACGGCTAGAAGACGATGCCGCGTCTGCCATGGACGGCATGATTGATGAAGTGCGCAAAGTGTTGATGCAGGCCCGTGATTTGCGTGACGCCGCTGACCAGCTGGCACGGCTTGATCTGTCTGCCGATGATCTGGCCGAGGCCATGGCGCGGGGCATGGCGCTGGCGCATTTGGCGGGTCAGGCCAGTCTGCTGGATGACATCAAAGGTGGCGCATGAACAGCGGCCCTCTGGCACGCATCGGGGCGTTGATTGGGGCTGATGTTGCAGCGAGACGAAAAAACGCGCCCAAGGGCTTCAAATCGCCTTCAAATTTGAAGGCAAAGCTCGTTGCTCTGATGGCTTCGACACTTTCCGTCCTCGATCAGCCTTTTGATGAGGCAATCCGGTTTTTGCGTGACAAGACATCCATGCCAACAGAAAGCTGGCGCGATGTTTGGGATGCAGCCCATTCCAAGATGTTCATGGTTGCTGGTGCCAACAAACAGGCGCTGGTTGACGACTTCAAGGAGGCGATTGCCAAGGCTCTGGAACAAGGCACGACGCTTGCAGATTTCCGCAAGGACTTTGACCAGATCGTCAAAAAGCATGGCTGGTCGTATAAGGGCGAAAAGGGCTGGCGCACCAGAACCATCTTTGAAACCAATTTGCGCACCGCTTATGCCGCTGGCCGCTATGCTCAACTGACTGAGCCGGACACGCTGGCGACGTTTCCTTACTGGCAATACAATCATTCAGGCGCTTTGCATCCAAGGCTCTCGCATAAGGCATGGGATGGCAAGGTCTATGCAGCTGATGATCCGTTCTGGGTCACGGCCTATCCGCCTAATGGTTTTGGCTGCGGCTGTTTTGTCACGCCGGTCTCTCGCGGCGGGCTGAAGCGTCTCGGCAAGAGTGGCCCGGATCGCGCACCAAACCTCGACCAGCTCGGCACAGACCAGCCGCTCGGCGTTGATCCGTCCTTTGCCTATAATCCAGGTATGGCATGGCTTTCGCAGACCGCACCTGGTCCCAAGGCTGTTGCTGCCAGCGAGGCCAACGTTGCGGCCTTTGTGCGATCCAGCTTGAAGGGCAAATGGCCGGATGGCAGCTGGACGCCCGTGGCAACAGCGGACAAGGCCATTGCCGGTGAACTTGAGGTGAAGGTTGGCACGGAGGTGCGGCTGTCAGCCGATACTATTCGCAGCCATGTCAAACATGAGGTTGCGACGCCTGATGCCTATGGTGTGTTGCCGGGGTGGTTGGCGAAAAACGGTAAACTGGTGCGCGATAACAAGGGCCGATGGGGCATGACCGGCGATTATGAGGGGCAACCTTATTATGCAGCCATCAAGGTCGTGCGAAAGGTTGATGGTCATCAGGAAATCTATCTGACGTCGTTGCGACGGACCAACCCGAAACAGCTGTCGAAGATTTTGGGGAAAGAATGACGCGCCGGGGGGCCGAATATGCTGATCCCAAGGCTCTCAATAGGAACCTGCGTTCTGCTCAGCGCGTCTGCTATCAATATAAGTCCAATCAGAGGATAATGCAATCATGAGCGGCGTATCTGTATCCGTCACCATCAGCGACGCATCTGTACGCCGGTCGTTTGATAACCTCGCTGTGGTCATGGGCAATACGCGGCCTGTGATGGCTGCAATTGGCACGGAGCTGGTTGGCTCCACACACATGCGGTTTGTGTCGCAGACAGACCCGGACGGGAATGCCTGGCAGGCGCTCGATCCGGATTATGCTGCCACCAAGCGCAACAGCCGCATCCTGACCGAATCTGGTCGGCTGCGTGACAGCATCAATGCCAGGGCGGGCAATGATCACGTCAGCGTCGGCACCAATGTGATTTACGCCGCCATTCACCAGCTTGGCGGGACTATTGAGCCGAAAGCCGCCAGCCACCTGTTTTTCAAGATCGGCGGGGAGCGGATCGTTGCCAACAGTGTGACCTTGCCCGCGCGACCATATCTCGGTATATCGTCGGACGACGAAACGGCCATTGCCGAAATCGTCTTCTCCTTCGTTGATCGATATATCAAGCGATAGCGCTAACCCGCCCACCGTGGTGGGCATGATATAACGTCATCGCAGATGGCAATGTGCGGCCATGAAAAACCGCACCGCTTATCACCTTATTGCCCTGCATTCAGCCGATGGCATCGCGCCGGAATGGCTGCACCTGTTGCCCGCGACATCCTTCAAAGGTGTCGATGGTCGCGGACCCTATGCCGCGCCCGATGCGGATGCCTTAATCGGCCTGTTCAATTCCGAAGGCCGAAAGCTGCCCGTTGACGAAAACCACGCCATCGATCTGGCTGGTAAGTCCGGCCATCCATCGCCAGCGCGTGGCTGGATTGTCGAGCTTCAATCTCGTGATGATGGTGTTTGGGGCCGAGTTGAATGGACCGAGGAAGGCCAATCGCTCGTGGCTGGTAAGTCATACGGCTATTTGTCGCCGGTGTTTTTGCACTCGGTCGCCAAGCCTTATCGGGTCGATAAGCTGTTGCGTGTGGCGCTGACTAACGATCCCAATCTCGATTTTCTCACATCCCTTCATAGCCGACAGGAGACCGAAATGCTCGAAGAGCTGCGGAAGGCGCTTGGCCTTCCCGACACTGCAACGGAGGCCGACGTACTGGCAACCGTTGCATCCACCCATGCCGCCAATCAGGCGAATGCGGCACTGATGGCAAAAATCCGCGAAGCCTCTGGCCTTGATGCGAACGTGTCCGGCGATGCGCTGGTCACGGCCCTTCAGTCTCGCGGCAAGGCGACCGCCACGGAAGCCGAAAACGCGGACCTGAAAACCCAGCTGGTGTCTTTGCAAACGCAGTTGACCTCGCTTGTTACCAACATGGCCCGCGACAAAGCCGAAACCACCATTGAGGCGGCCATTGCAGGCGGCAAGATCGTGCCTGCACTGCGCGAGCATATGGTGTCGCGCCATATGAAAACCCCCGCTGAAGTCGAGGCCGAGATTGCCTTGATGCCGTCGCTCAATGCGGGCGGGCTGGGCGGTCGCAAGCTTTCAAGTGAAGGCGATACCGCGACCGCCGAAGAAATTCAGGTGGCGTCCATGATGGGCGTCGATCCGGAGGCATTTAAGAAAGAGCATAAGGCGCTCTTTGGAAGGGAGGTTTGATATGGCTGCGACCTCAGATATTCGCCGCATCTGGCGCAAAGGTGATGCCTATGGTTTTCCGGTTCTCGGCGGTGTCCGTATTTACGGCGGCTCCATGATCGGCGTTACAGCTAACCTCGCGGCTGTCCCAGCGGCTCATGCAAGCTGCGTGGCGCTTGTCGGCTTCGCAGAAGAAGCCGTCGACAATCGTGATGGCTCCACTGGCGATAAACTCATCAATGCCTGCAAAGGAGTGACGAGTATTCCGCTGTCAGACGCTACACCTGCCGATATTGGCAAGACCGTTTATGCGTCTGCTGACGACACCTTCACGCTGGTTGCAGGCAGCCTGCTCAAGGCTGGAATAATCGATGCCATCGACGCTGATGGCGTCTGGCTCAAGACAATTTAAGGAGCCGAAATGGATATCAATGTCACCAATTTGCGCGGCATCTACACGGGCCTTTCCACCGTGTTCAATCAGGCGCTTGCAACAACGCAGACCTTCTATAGCACCGTGGCCATGACCGTTGGTTCAACCACCTTCGCCAACGAATATCCACGCCTGGATGATTTGCCTGGCTTCAGGGAATGGATCGGTGATCGTGTAGCCCATGACGTGGGGGCAGCGCTCTACTCGATCCAGAAACGCTCATTTGAAAAGACTATCAAGATCAAACGCCGCATGATCGAAGACGATCAGGTCGGGATCTTCACACCTATTGCTGCGCAATATGGTCAGGACGGAGCAGCCTTTCCCGACACGCTTGTGTGGCCCCTGTTCAAGAAGGGTGAAACCACTGTCTGCTATGATGGTCAGTATTATTTCGATACGGACCATCCCGGTTATAACGAACAGGGAAATTTGATCTCTGTCTCGAATTATGCACCGGGTTCGCAGCCTGCCTGGTACTTGGTTGATGACACTCAGGTCATCAAGCCCATGATCTGGCAGAGCCGTAAACCAGTCAAGCTCACGCAGATGTTCTCGGACGATGATCCGAATGTGTTCTGGCGTGATGAATATGTTTGGGGTGCTGATACGCGCGGCAATGCCGGGTTTGGCCTCTGGCAATTGGCGTTCAAGTCAAAGCTTGAGCTGAATAAGGCAAACTATGACGCTGCCCGGACCTCCATGCAAAATATTCGCAAGCGTGACGGTCAGATCAACGCCATCCGCCCAACCAAACTGCTTGTGCCTCCAACGTTGGAAGCAACCGCGCGTGGGCTTGTTGAGGCCGCTCTGATCAACGGTGGCGAAACCAATGTCTGGGCCAAAACTGCGCAGGTGATGGTTATTCCGCACCTCGCATAGCGTTCGGGTCGTGAGGCGTTCCGCCTCGGCCCAAGCCGCCAGCAAACATGATCCTCCCAATTGCTGGCGGCATTTTTAAACAGCGGCGGCATCGCCGCGCCGCCTTCTCCAAACTCCAAGAAAGAAGCCGAAATGTCGAAAATTCAGATTATTTGCTCTTCACCTGGTCTTCGCCGCAATGGCATCGAGCATCAGGCATCTGCCGTTTACGATGAAGGCCGCTGGACAGAGAAGCAGCTCGATGTGTTTCGTGCTGATCCTGCGTTCATTGTCCAACAGGTTGCTGCTGATGGTGGTGTTGGTCTTTCGGGTCTCGACTTCGATGAGGCGGTAAATAAGAAGGTTGCAGAAAAGATCGAAGCACTCAGCTCTGCTCTTCAAAGCAGCTTTGAGGTTGCTGTTGCCGATAAAGCCAGAGAACGCATTGAAGCGCTGGAAACAAGGATTGCCGAGCGAGAAGCAGCAATCTCGTTGACCGAAATCGAGGTCGAAAAGCGACTGAAGGACAAGGAAGATGCGTTGCAGTCCTCCTTTGATACTGCCGTGACCGAGAAGGCGAATGAACGTGTCGAGGCGTTGGAAGCCAAGGTGAGTGAGCTGACCACCAAGCTGGAAGCAGCCACCAAGAAAACCACCGCCAAATCATAAGCCTTCGCCCGAACAGCCGGAATTGAGCCATGTACGCCACAGTTTCAAACATGATTGCCCGCTTTGGCGAGACGCATCTGATCCGGTTGTCCCGGCCAGAGGATCGCACCGCCGAGACCGTGGATGAGGACAAGGTCAACACGGCGCTTGCGGATGCCTCGGCATTGATCGACGGCTATATCCGTGGCCGCTACTTTGTGCCGATTGCCGTGCCGCCTGATGAGGTCATTCGCGCCACATGTGTTTTGGCCCGTTACGATCTGGCTCAGGGCGAACATATGGACCCATCCGACGAGATGGCCAAAGCCCGCAAAGACGTGATTGCCTGGCTGGAAAACATCTCGCGCGAACTGGTCAATCTGGATGTGCCAGCGGCCCGGCCAACCGGCACCAATGCGGTTGGCTCTGGCCCGCGTGTGTCGGATCGACCGCGCATTGTCACCCACGAGACGTTGAGGGGCTTTTGAGATGGACCTGTCCAGACAGCCTATTGCCCGCATGGAAGCGCTGATTAAAGAGCGGCTGCGCATTGCCTTTCCCGCCAGGACGTTCAGCATCGAGCGCGTACCGCAAACCATGACCTTGAATGAGTTCGTGCGCCTGTCGCGTCTGTCACCCTTTATCGGCCTGGCTTGGACCGGCATGAAGCCTGATGGCGATGCAGGGCGTCGGCTGGATGGCAAAATGCTGTGGCGGCTGATCCTGATCTACAAGGCTTCAAATGGTTTTGAAGCCCGCTTTAAGGGCGATGCCAAGGGGCTTGGGCTGGATGCGATGGTCGATGTGTCCTTGGCGCTGCTGCACGGCTGGACGCTACCAGAGATCGGGCGTTGTGCCGTGACGCTGGCCAATAGCGTGACTGCCGATGGTTTCACCGACGATGCGGTTGTGATTGCGCAAGTGGATTTTGAAATCCGCTTTGCAGCTCCCGTTGCCGACTATGGCCTGATCACGCTTGCCGCTCTCAAAGAGCTGGCCGTGACGTGGGCGCTGGATGGCAGCGCCGACACCATCACCGATACGATTTCACAGGAGGCACCATGATCACCCGTTTTCTCAAACCGGCTCCCGGCCGCCATGTGGACCAGCCCGATGGCACGCCATGGCCCGAAAACGGCATGGAGGCGCACACCAGCCTGTTTGTGCGCCGTCGCCTGAAG